CTTACACCGAAATAACTTTAAATAGATCTGCATCTCCTACAGAAATACCAGCGACTTCACACATAAAAGGAAAAAATAGTGGATCTGTTGGATATGCAGTTTATTCAGGATCTAATACCACTTCACTAGTTATCAACCAAACTTCAGGAAATTTCTTTGTTGGTGAACAAATTTTAGTAAATGGATCTGATTTATATTCATTTAGTATTTCTTCAATTAAAGTTTATACTTCAGAGGATATTAAATCTATTCATCAACCAACATCTATTTCTGGATTTAATACTTCTTTCTTATGTGATACTCAACTCAATAGAATTAATCGCCAAGAAATTATTACAATATCTCCCGGTAGTGGAGGTATAAGTACAGCTACTGTATCATCTCCATTTTCATTTAGTAATATTAAAGCAGATAGTATAATTAGGTATCAAGTAGCAGGATTATCTACAGAAACTTATAATAGAGTAGTATCAGTATCTCCCTCATTAACATCTATGACTCTAGAAGCAGTCAATACTGTTAATGGAGTTTGCAATGGGACACTTCCCACTACACAGTTTAGTGGTTCATACTCTCTTGGAGTTTCTGCTATTAGAAATGAGCAAGATGGATTTTTATATGCAGAGTTGCCGAATTCTAATATTGCATCAGTAGATTTATCATCATCTACTATAACTTTTTCTGCACAATCAAATACAACATTTACACCAACAGCAAATAGTTTAACTGTAAATCTTCAAGATTTTGACTTAGGTACTAATTCAACTTTAGCAAAATTTGAAGCTTTTGATGAGGAAAGATATTCTATTTTTTATTCAAATGGAACTATTGAAAATTTAACTCCAGACAAGGTTTCTATAAGTGCAAATGCAGATCAAGTTACTTTTTCAAATCTTAGTTCGAATACGCAAATAGCAGTTATAAATGCTACGTTCGTTAAAAATGGAATTCAAAGTAAGTCAAAACAATTTAATAAGTCAAAAACTATTAATATAACTTATTCAAAAGATCCCCAATCTGGTACTGGTATTAACACTTCCACTAATGATGGATTAGTTTATAATCAATATTATGGATTAAGAGTACAGGATGAGGAGATAAGTCTTAATTATCCAGATGTATCTAAAATTATTTGTGTATATGAATCTTTAAATACCAGTCAACCAGTTCTAGATAAAATTACTTTCAGTTCTGTAGTAAATGTAGATACTAATGCAATTATTGGTGAGAATATTATCGGAAGTCGTAGTAATACTGTTGCTAGAGTTGTATCAAAACCATCTCCAAATACTTTAGGTATCGTTTATTTAAACAAAAATAGATTTTTATTAAATGAAACTGTAATTTTTGAGGAATCAAATATTAGTACGGATATATCTTCTATTATAAATGGAATTTATAGAGACGTAACAAATAAATTTTCATTAGATCGTGGGCAAAAGGAACAATATTATGATTATTCAAAACTGGTAAGAAATTCTGGAGAATCTTCACCCTCTAGACAACTCTTAGTAGTATTTGATTATTATTCAGTTCCTTCTGGAGATAATGGCGATGTGTTTACTGCAAACAGTTATTCGGTACAAAAATCTCCTTCAAATATTGCAAATGTTGGCAGAAACAGGCAGCAAAGAGTAACTGATATTTTGGATTTTAGACCAAGAGTATCTGTTTTTTCTGGTTCTTCTTCATCTCCATTTGATTTTTCATCTAGAACATTTGCAAATGAACCTAAAATTATGTTGTCACCTAATGAAAGTGCTTTAATTGGATATGATTTTTATTTGGGACGAATTGACAAGTTATATTTAGATAGATATGGTGTTTTTTCTGTTATTCAGGGAACGCCAGCATTAGATCCAAAAGAACCAACTAAACCAGATGGTCTAATGGAAATAGCAACTATAGTATTAGCACCATATCTTTATGATCCAAAGCAATCTATTATATCACTTGCCGAAAATAGAAGATATACAATGAGAGATATTGGTAGAATTGAAGATAGGGTAGAAAACTTAGAAAGAGTAACCTCCTTATCACTATTAGAAGTAAATACCCAAACTTTACAAATTCAAGATGCACAAGGATTAAATAGATTTAAAACTGGTTTTTTTGTAGATGATTTTAGAGATAGTAATTTTATTAACTTTAGAGTTTCTTCTATTGAAATTGATACTGATCAAAATGAAATGCGTCCAATAGTATCTAGAAATAGTATTGATTTAAGACCAGTTTCTTCTGAAAATATAATAGATGAAGATATAGATTTAGAATCTAATTTTACTTTGTTTGATCCGAATGTACAAAAATCGGGTGATGTGATAACTTTAAGATATGAATCTGTAGATTGGATATCTCAAAATTTTGCAACAAGAGTTGAAAATGTAAACCCATTTAATGTTATTTCATATAATGGAACCATAAAATTAAATCCAGAAAGCGATAGTTGGGTCAGAACAATTAGACTTCCAGATGCTGTAGTAGAAAACCGAACAGAAAATGTTGCCGGTCCACCCCCAACTAGTCTAGTTTGGAGACCATGGCCGCGGCCATGGAATTCAATACCTGGAAATGTTGGGTGGCAGCAATGGAACAGGGGACCGCGGTTGCCATTTTTCTTTGGATGGTGGCAAATTGTTAGGAATCCACTTCCACCACCAAGAACTAGAGAAACATCACAGGAAGTTGTAATAGGTAGAGGTAATGAAATTTATATGCGTTCCAGAAATACTGGATTTACTGCTACAAATTTAAAACCTTTAACTAGATATTATCAATTTTTAGATGGAAATAGTGGTGTGGATTTTATTCCAAAACTCATAGAAATTGCCGGTGACAAATCCTTACAAAATTATGGATCTTCCTCTTCTTTTATTGTAGGCGAGACTGTAATAGGATCAGTTAATGGTGTGGAATTAATTAAATTTAGAGTTGCAAAATCAAACCATAAAAAAGGTGCCTTTAATAATCCTAGTTCAGTTTTTACAAGAAATCCATACTTTAGTTCTGAGTCTATTTCAGAAAATTATAGTTCCTCTTCTAAAGTTTTAAATATTGATATTGACTCCCTATGTACTCAATCTCAAGGTATCTATTCTGGATATCTTACAGTTGGAATGAAGTTAGTTGGACAAACAAGTGGATCTGTTTCATATGTAAAAGATCTTAGATTAATTAGTGATGTTAATGGATTTTTGGCTGGTTCATTTTTCTTAAGAAATCCAAATACTTCCCCGCCACCTGCAGTTAGAATTTCTACTGGTTCTAAAGTTTATAAATTATCATCTAGTTCAACAAATGCAACTCCTTTACCAGGAAGTGCTCTTATTTCTTCTGGGGAAACCCTTTATAGATCTGAAGGAACATGGGAATCAAGAAGAAGAAATATTACTAGAATCACTACAGTTACCGTCTATAGTGATCCACTGGCACAATCTTTTACTGTTGGAGGGTTAACAGAGGAGCAAAATGGTAATAAGCCAAATGAAGATGCTAATGGAGTTTATTTAAGTGAGGTAGATTTATTCTTTGCAAGTAAAGATTCTAATAATTCACCTTTAACGGTTGAAGTTAGAACAATGGAATTGGGAACTCCAACTCGTAATGTTTTAGGAAAACCTGCAGTTTTAAATCCAGAAGATATTTCAATATCTGATGATGCATCAGTTTCAACAAAAGTAACTTTTGAATATCCAATTTACTTAGAGCCAAATAGAGAATATGCGATAGTTCTTTTATCTCCCCAAAGTGATCAATATGAAGTTTGGATTGCTGAAATGGGGGAAAAAACTATAGAAACTGCATTCCTTCCAGATTCTCAAGTAGAGAGATATTCAAAACAATTTGCTATTGGAAGTTTATTTAAGTCTCAGAATGGATCTATTTGGACTGCAAATCAATATCAAGATTTGAAATTTAAATTATATAAGAGCAAATTTACAACGACAAATGGAAGTGTTTTATTCCATAATCCAAAATTAGATGAAAGTAATAGTTATGTTCCTACACTACAATCTAATCCAATAACAATATTCCCTAGACAAATTTCATTAGGAATTACTACAGTATTCAATTCTTCATTAATTAATACTTTAAGTAATGGAAGAAGAGTTTCTGGATCCTCGAACAATTATAATTATGGATTTATAGTTGGAACTGGAAGTTCATCTTCGACAATAGGAGTCACTACGGGTGGGTTTAATTATTCTTCTGGGGTAGTAGAAACTTATAACATTACTGGATCTGGAAAAAATCTCACATTAAATATTACTGCATCTAATGGAGTTATTGGAATTGCAACTGTAGTAAATCCAGGAAATGGATATAGTGTTGGTGATGTGGTTGGTATAGTAACGTCTACAGTAAGCCCCCCAACTGGCAATGATGCTAGACTTACCATCACTGGTATTGGAACAGGAATTGATACCTTATATCTTTCCGATGTTCAAGGAAATTCTTTTGGCGGTAATTTAATATACTTTGATGACTCAGGAACACTCGTATCTTTGTCTGGCACTACTATAACAAGTTCCACACCAGTTGGATCATTCTATTCAGGAAATTTCTTTAGAGTTAATCACCCAGAACATGGAATGAATTCCAGTTCAAATAAAGTAGTAATATATGATGTTGAATCTGATTCAGAACAAGTAGTATTAACACAACCAGTCTCTCTGCAACAAGCAACAGTAAGTGTTGGATCAACAGAAAACTTTGGTGTTTTTGAAGGGAAAGAAGTAGGTGTAAATAATCCAGGATACATAAAAATTGATAATGAAATTATTGAATACAATAATGTTGGTAACGAATTTTTAAGTATTAGTAACAGAGGAATAGATTCAACACTAGTTACTGATCATGATGTTAACACCCCAGTTTATAAGTATGAAATTGGCGGCGTTTCTCTAAGAAGGATTAATACTACACATAATATAAGTAATACTGATATTGATATAGATGGTTACTTTATTGAATTTGATAGAACATTTAATGGGATAGATAGATCAACTGATAATACACCAACTGATTATCCACAAATTTCTTTCAATAGAGAAATTTCTTGTGGTGGTGAACTTGTAAAAGCAACTGAAAATATTCAGTTTAGTGGTGTTAATCCTCATGTTTCATTACTTAATCCCGGATCTTTAACAACAATTAATGCACAAATTAGAACTGTGAGTGGAACTAGTGTAAATGGAAATGAAACCCCATTTGTAGATCAGGGATTTGAACCTGTAGAACTTGGAGTTGAAAATAAATTAAGTTCCGTTAGAATTATTTCTTCCAGTGTCAATGAAGAAGAATATCTCGATTCTTTATTGAGAAACAAGTCTTTTACTTTAAAAGTTGATTTGGAGACAAAAGATCCTAATATATCTCCCATGATCTTTTGGAAAGAAACTTCTGTTGAATTATTTAATAATAGATTAAATTCGCCAATATCAAATTATATTACTGATAATAGAATAAGCGGAATTGCTAATGATCCACACGCAGCTACATATGTATCAAATACAGTAGAACTAAGACAACCAGCAACCTCTCTAAAAGTTATTCTAAGTGCTTACAGACATTTTACAGCAGATTTTAGAGTTTTATATGCTTTAATTCGTCCAGATTCAAGTGAGGTTGAACCAACATTTGAATTATTCCCTGGATATAATAATTTAACGATTGATACTAATCAAGATGGATTTCTTAATGTTGTAGATCAATCTAAAAATAGCGGTTTACCAGACATTTTTATTCCACCAAGTCAAGAAAATCAATTTTTAGAGTATGAATATAGTGTAAATGATCTAGGATCTTTTACTGGATATATAATTAAGATAGTGATGTCTGGCACAGATCAATCACAAGCACCAAGATTTAAAGACATAAGAGTAATTGCTTTAGCATAATGATACCAGTAGAAGGACATCCAAATTTATACAGGGATGATAGAACAGGTGCTATCGTAAACTGCGATTCTATCGCATACAATCAATATATGATTATGAAATCAAATAAGGAATCACAAAAAAATGAAATTGAAAAAATAAAAGAAGATATAAATGAAATTAAATCTTTATTGAGGGAGATTATAAATGGATCCAAATAAAATAGAACTTAATACTATCGATAGAATGTTTGAATTTGAAAAACATTCTCGTCTAATAGACGAATTGAATTTAGAAGAATTAAAAAATTTTTCAAAATTATATTGTAAGTTGTATTTAAAGCAACAAGAAGTAATTAGTTCTTTAGGTTCCTCTGGAGTTTTTGGGACATAAATAAACAGTAGAGCTTTAAAAAATAAATGGCATCAGTATATGTAAATAATTTAGTTATTAATGCTGGTTCCGATTTTAGTCAATCTTTTACTTTAGAAGCTTCCGAAAATAATTCGGCTCTTGATTTGAACGGATATACTGTAGAATCTCAGATGAGAAAATGGGCGGGTGGATCTACTGCAACTTCTTTTAACACTGAAATAATAGACCCACCATCTTCGGGACAGGTTCTTGTTTCTCTTGGTTCTACCCAAACTACAGACTTAAAACCTGGAAGATATGTGTACGATGTTCTTGTTACGGATCCATTAGGATATAAAAACAGAGTTATTGAAGGAATGGTTCTCGTAAGAGAGGGAGTTACCCGCTGATGGCAGATATTAAAGTCAGAGTCGGACAACAAAATGCTATAAAAGTTGTTTCTAGTGTTTCTGGGTCTCCTGGTGGAAATGCAATAAATGCGGAAAATGTAATTGGAGGAATTGCCTCCGTAACTCAAATAAGCGTAAGTGGCGTATCAACTTTTGTTGGTTTAGCAACTTTTCAAAATGACGTATATATTGGAGGAGATTTATACGTTCAAGATGATATCGTTTTTGACGATCTTACTGCCAATGATGCGTCATTATCAGGAACTCTTTATGTTTCTGGAATTTCTACCCTTGCCGCCAACGGTGGAATTACAACGACAGGCGGAGATCTTTATGTTGGTGGTGATTTATATATTTCAGATGATTTAGTATTTGATGAATTTACTGCTCGTAATGGAAATATTAGTGGAATTCTTACTGTTTCTGATTCAATTTATTATGCAATTGGCGAACCATTCGGAATTGCATACTTTGATCTTGATGATAAATTAGTTTCTACTGGATCTACTTCTACATCAATAACAGAAACCAACTATATAGTTTCAACAGATTCATCAGGAATTCCAACCTGGGCAAGTACTATAGATGGAGGAGTCTATTGATGTCCAAACCAAGTAGCAGACAAGAATTAGTAGATTATTGTCTAAGGAAACTAGGAGCTCCTGTTTTAGAAATTAATTTGGCCGATGAGCAAATAGATGATTTAGTAGATGATGCGTTACAGTATTTTCAAGAAAGACATTTTGATGGTGTTGAAAGAATGTATTTAAAGTATAAAATTACTGATAATGATTTGAATAGAGGAAAGGCACAAGGAAATAATGGCATTGGTATTGTCACTACAACTTGAACTGCAAATATTTCTGGCATAGGAACTACAACTTTTAATTTTTATGAGAATTCAAACTTTATCCAAATTCCAGATTCTGTTATAGGGATTGAAAAAGTTTTTAAATTTGACACTAGTTCCATTTCTTCCGGAATGTGGAGTATTAAATATCAATTATTTTTAAATGACTTATATTATTTCAATTCGGTTGAACTCTTGCAGTATGCTATGGTAAAAACTTATTTGGAGGATATTGATTTTTTACTTTCCACTGACAAACAAATTAGATTTAATAAAAGGCAGAATAGACTGTATTTAGATATAGATTGGAATTCAAAATCTAAAGATACTTTTATTGTTATAGACTGTTATAGAATTTTAAATCCAAATGATTTTACTAAAGTTTATAATGATAGTTTTTTGAAAAAATATTTAACTTCTTTAATGAAGAGACAGTGGGGACAAAATTTAATTAAGTTTAGGGGAGTAAAACTTCCTGGTGGAATTGAACTAAATGGTAGAGAAATGTATGATGATGCTGAAAAAGAACTTGAAAGTATAAGACAAAGAATGGCAATGGATTATGAGCTACCACCTTACGATTTTATTGGATAATGGCACTCAATCCCTTCTTTTTACAAGGATCCCCAAACGAACAAAGACTTGTTCAAGAGTTAATTAATGAGCAGCTTAAAATTTATGGTGTAGAAGTTATTTACATTCCAAGAAAATTTGTGAGGAAAGAAAGCATTCTCAAAGAAGTATCATCTTCAAAATTTGATGATAATTATGCCATAGAAGCTTATGTAAATAATTATGATGGATATACTGGACAGGGAGATATTTTAACAAAGTTTGGCGTTACTTTAAAGGATGAAGTAAATTTAGTTATTTCAAAAGAAAGATTTGAAGACTTTATTGCTCCATTTCTGGGAAGTGGAAGTGTTGAAGATATTGAACTGTCATCTCGCCCAAAGGAGGGAGATTTAGTTTATTTTCCATTGGGACAAAGATTATTTGAAGTTAAATATGTTGAAAATGAACAACCATTTTATCAACTAGGAAAATTATATGTTTATGAATTAAAATGTGAATTGTTTGAATATGAAGATGAAGTTATTGATACTAGTATCGACGAGATTGACACTCAAGTTCAAGATGAAGGATATATTACAACATTAACATTAATCGGCAGTGGATCTACTGCAACAGCATCCGCAACAATTGGCACGGGATACATAAGAAAAATTTACTTAAATAATGATGGTTATGGATATACTAGTGCCCCTACAGTTTCTATATCCACTGCTCCTCCAGGAGGAATAAATGCAACGGCAGTTGCAATAACCTCATCATTAGGTGGAGTTAGATCACTTAAAGAAATACTCTTAACTAATGCTGGATCTGGATATACAGTAGCACCAACTGTTACGATAACTGGAGGAGGTGGATCTGGAGCTGCTGCAACGTGTTCTATAGAAACAGTTAATAATGGAATTATTTCATTCAATATGTTAAATGTTGGTAGTGGGTACAAAAATAAACCATCAATAACAATTGTAGGTTCTGTTGGGGTCGGAGAAACTGCAGTTGGAATTGCCTCTTTGGGGACAAACAATCAAATTTCTGCAATTAGGATTTCTAATCCCGGAGTTGGATATACTTTATCTCCAACTGTTTTAATAGAACCACCACCCTCATTATCTGGGGTTGGAACCTATATATTTAATGAAATTATTACAGGTTCTACTTCCGGAACTCAAGCAAGAGTTAAATCTTGGGATTATGATACTAAAATTTTAAAAGTATCTTTTGCAAATATTGGAGAAAATAATTCTGGATTTTATCCCGGAGAAATTGTTATCGGATCATCTTCCTCTGCAACTTATGCCATATCCCTAGTAAATGAATGGGATTTATATGATAAATATGGAGACAATAAAGAAATTCAAGATCAAGCAGAACAGATTATAGATTTTTCTCAATCAAACCCATTCGGCACTTATTAATGTTAGGAACTTATTTTTATCACGAAATAATCAGAAGAACTGTTATTGCATTTGGTACATTGTTTAATGATATCAACGTAAAGCATAAAGATTCATCTGGAAACAGTATTAGTCAAATAAAAGTTCCTTTAGCGTATGGTCCCGTTCAAAAATTCTTAGCTAGAATTGAGCAGCAACCAGAATTGAACAAACCAATTGCAATAACTTTACCTAGATTATCATTTGAAATGACATCTATTCAGTATGATCCAACAAGAAAATCCAATGTTACACAAACATTCAAAGCTTGTGATGGTGGAAATGTAAAAAAAGTTTATATGCCAGTTCCATATAATATTGGATTTCAATTGAATTTAATGTCAAAGTTACAAGATGATGCTTTACAAGTAGTGGAGCAAATTTTACCATATTTCCAACCCTCTTTTAATTTAACAGTCGATTTAATCGATTCTATTGGAGAAAAAAAAGATATTCCAATAGTTTTGGATAATGTATCATTCACTGATGATTACGAGGGTGATTTTTCTACAAGAAGAGTTTTAATTTATACATTTAATTTTACTGCAAAAACCTATCTATTTGGTCCAATTGCAGAATCCACAGATGGACTTATTCGTAAAGTGCAGGTTGATTACTATTCTGGAGCAGATACTACCACAGCTAAAAGAGAAATGCGTTATACGGTTGTTCCAGATCCAATCGATGCTGGTCCAGATGATGATTTTGGATTTAGTGAAACTACAGAAATGTTCTTCGATAGTAAAACATATAGCCCAACTCAACAGCAGGACATTTAGTAGATTATGAACAATAATTATGATAAATTGGACCAATCTCTCAATATTGAAAGTAGTATTGTGAAGGGCGATGAAAAAAATTTGGATATAACGGTTTCACCTATAAAACCAGATGATATTAAAAAAGACTACGAATATACTAGAGCTAATCTCTATTCATTAATTGAAAAGGGACAAGAAGCAATTAATGGAATAATGGATCTTGCTGGAGAAGGTGGAAGTCCTAGAGCATATGAAGTT